TATATTTGTGGGTATCCGAATGGCATATTATATTCCTTCTATTGCGTTTATTAGATCTTCTATTGCTGCGCCTTCTAGAAGCTCTATTATTTCGTTATCTTCAAGTACTTTGTCTATTGCAACATCGTACCAATTTGCAGATCTTATTCCGAACTTTTTTATGTTTGTTTGAATGGCAAATGCTAGGCTTCTACGCTTTATAAACCTTCCTTTCTTATCTCTACCTTGTATTCCCCTAGCCTTTATCCACTTTTCTAATGCGTCAATAGGTACACCCTTTTTACCTCTCAGTCTTCCAGACTGTACCCATTGACCATAGTCATTCATTGTTATTTGTATAATTTCAGTGTTATTACCAGGAACAACACTTACTTTTACACTATTATATAATGAACCTGTTGCGATCTTATTTGATATACCTTGTTTCTTAGCAAATCCAAAGGGGTAGCGTTTTTCAGCTAACGCCTCTTTGAATTTGTTTTCAATAATCGGTGCAATCGCATTTAAGTCCATATTATCTAGCTTGTGTTACTGTTGCTATTACTGATGGTATTGCTGGGATATTTCCACTAGCTGCTTCTGCTAATACGGTTGCGTTACCATTTGTAAACTGATAACCCAATTCATAGTAGTCATTTGCTGAAGCATCATCTAGTATATTAACCGTCATTACCTGTGCAGTATTATTTGCTAGTGTAACTTTTGTTGCACTATCACCTATATTTGTTCCATTCTTTTTAAACCATACATAAGCACTGTCAGCACCAGCAGATGTTTCAATCTGTGCTGAGAATTGTACATTATATGTACCACCATTTGCAACAGTTAATCTTGAACCACTTACCAATGACACACCAGCTATACTTCCTGAAGCATCAAAGTTTAATGATCCACTTACACCAGCACTTCCGCTTTGGGTTGTGTTAGACCAAAACTGTCCGGCATTAAACATCTTGTGACCATACATTGTAAGATCACCAGCGTTTGCTATTGTAACAGAACCGCTAACACCCAATGAACCAGTAATATTTGTATTACCGATTATTGTTGATGATCCGGTTACGTTTAATGCACCAGTTATATTTGTATTGAAACCTTTAATATCTAATGCATATGCTGCAGAAGAAGATATATTCATTCCACCAGTCACATTCATTACATTAGTGCCAGCACCAATTACATTTAATGAACTTGATACAAATACTGCTGAACCAGAGTCAATCCAAAAAGTTGTTCTTCTTTGTGTATTTGATAGACCAGAACCAACAGCAAACACAATGTCCTGTGCTAATGCTAAACTACCAGTATCATTAAATCTACCAAAGAATGCTGATCCACCATTTGTACCAGCATTATGTGAAGCTGAAACGTGTAGGTTATTACCATATGCTATAGTTGAAATTAAGTTAGCATTAGATGATGAAACAGCTGATGATGATACGTTAATACTAACACCACCAAGTAAGTTATTTGTAATATTTCTAGTTACGTTACTTGATTGTGAACCAGAAGCAAATATTGTATGTGATGAACCTAAAAATGCGTTACCTCCAACAGTAAGTGTATTATTAGTTATTGATGAGCTTACAGCATTATTAATGGTTACTTGTGCATTACTAATATTAGTAGCATAAACAATTGAACTACTAAGATGATTTAATATGATTGTATTTCCATTAATTAAGTTTCCTGAAGTTACTGCTGCTGTATTAGTTACAAAAGCTTGTGTTGATGATATAGCACCACCATTTAATAAGTTTACACCAACAGCGGCAGAACCACTATTGTGAACTAAATTTATTTGACCACCATATATTGTATTTTGTTGAATGGTTGGTGCAGCTAAAGAACTAGATGTAAAGCTTAATCCGATTGAAGAACCAAAACCAAGTACATTACCTGAAGTTTTTGCTGGTAACAATGAACCAGTAGACATAAAGATACCAGCATTATTACCATTAATCCAGTTATGTGAACCACTTATATAACCACTATGTCCAGCCCAAGCAGCTAAGAATAATGATGGCCTAATTTGTGGCATTGATACAATGTTGTTACTACCAGTTATTCTTAATGAACCTGTGTAGTTTGCTTGTGATGCACCAGCACCACCTGGATTTGGATTATCACCCCAACCTAATATAATATTTGATTGACCACCTAATGAACTTGTTAAGTAGTTGTCAATATTGATTGTTGTATTATTAGAAATAGTTGATAAACTTCCACTTCTAATATTTAAACTACCTGTTATATTAACCAATGGTCTCAAATTAATTGAACCATTATTGTTTATAAAATTAATAGTTTTACCAGTACCATTTGTTGTAAATCCTAAATCACCATTAGTTGTGAAGTTGATTGAACCTGAACCTACACCACCTGGTGCGTTTTCAAAATTCATATTACCATTAGATTGCAAATATGTATTGATACCATTTAAGAAAACAGTTGGTTGTGAATTACCACCAAACTCGTTTGTTTGGAAATATATACTTTGTGCTTGTGCGCCAGAACCACTATTAATTGTTAAACCAATATTGAATGGATCTATAACATTAATTGTTTCCTGTCCAAAAAATACGTTTGAACCAGTAGTTGCAAAAACACCAGAACCTGTACCATTTAATAATCCAGCATTCTCAGCATATGTTGAATGTGATGAACTAACAGCATTCTGAGCCTGAGATGCTGATACAGCGTTCTGTGCTTGACTAGCACTCAACGCATTTGATGCATAAGATGCTGTACCTTGTAAGTTACCAAAGAAACCAGCAGATGCTGTAGTTGCTCCAGTAACATTTAAATTACCTAATGGTACATTAACTGTACCGTTTAATGTTTGAACATCACTAGCTTCATCACCTAAGATATTAGATCCTGATGTGAAGATTACAGATGATGTTTGATATATTGTTTGTAAATAAGTTATTGATGCAGAAAGTGCTGTGATTGAACCAGTTACATTTAATGATCCAGAGATTGTCTGTGAACCATTGAATGTATTAGATCCAGTTGTAGCGAATACAGCTGATCCAGTTCCTTCTAATGTGTCAGCGGAGATTGCTGATATTGCACTATTAGCTACATCACTATCTTGTGCAAATGATGCGGATAAAGCAGTTGATGCATATGATGCACTATTTGCGTTAGATGCGAATGAAGCAGTACCTTGTACATTACCAATATAACCATCAGTAGCTTTAATTGCACCAGTAACTTCAAATAAGCTACCAGTTAATTGGAATGATGCTGATGATGCTTGATTTGAAAAATCACCTCTAATTGATTGTTCTGTAACATAAAAATTACTTTGAGGAATTGGTGATGAACCAGATAGATTACCAGCACCCAAATATACTGAATCATCTCCAATGCTTAACTGTGAGTATTCACTGTTAATTCTATCTAAATGTTGAAAAGAAATAACACCATTATAAGAACCAGTACCCTCATAGATACTTGTTACAATATATTGGCTATCCTCATATGTTGGAAGATGTCTTGAGTTTTCAATTGTTGCTAACTTCAAGTTATCTTTAAAATAATCTAATTCTAAAGATGTTGCTCCGGTAATTTGGTTAAGATTATTAACCCAATAGTTTGTTTTAAAATGTGAACCAGTATGATAAGAAATGGTATCACCAGAATATCTTGTCTGGCTAACATATTGCGTACCACCACCTACAATTGTAAAACCAGGGGCACCTTGATAACCTAAACCTTCTTGTGATGAGAATACAACATCATTTAATAATTGTACTGTACCACTTGGTGGTGCAGCAATCGTTGTATCTGTTCCTGGTAAATCCAAAGATAATACCTGATGATCATCTAGATATATTGAACCAGATCCAACATATAGATGTCTAAATGGTTTAGTCGGTGAACCAAGATCTATTGAATTAGATACAGCTGGAATAATAGAACTAACTAATGATCCAGTTAATGATATGCTTCCACTTAGTTCAACACCTGTTGTTGACACTTTAATTGGGACAGCAGTACCATAACCATCTGTTAATGGTTTTAATGTTGATGTAATATAATCACCAGAACCAGTACCGACATTTAAAACTGATTGATAAGAGGCGCTTATATATTGATTACCTAAATTTGACATATTAATGTGTTGGTTTTATTGAAATTATGCTATCACCATATTGAGCTTCTAAATTTTCTATTAGTTCTTTTGTTAACTTAACATTCTCCAATAAGGTTGGTTTGTTTTCTGAGCCGTTGGCCCAAATTATTTTGTAATTCATATTATTTTATATTTTTTTCCACTTTTTATTTATTTCATTCCAAAGTTCCGCTAACTCATACCACTTTTTATTACCAGCAAATGGTTGTTCTGGTAATACGCATCTGTTATAATCAAATGGTTGTGTCAATGTAATGTTCATTGTCCAACCAGCTAAAATGTCATCAAACCTTTCTAAGAAAGGTTCTACTGATGCATTCCATTGGGATTGATACTCAGATAAATATAGCTTAGTGAACAAATCCTTACATATTTCTAAAGTATCATTCATTAAATCTCTTTGATTAGAATAATCTTCATTCAATCTATCTGCTACAATTATTTGAAAGTTATATGTTAATTGGTTTTGGTCTAATATGGTATCCTGTGGTATAGCATATACTTTAGGATATACTGGTGATAGTTTTGTGTTTAAGTCTACAGTTAATTCTGTTAGATCACCATATCCGTATGAATTAACCTGTGGATGATTATTAGCTAGGTTCTGTATATCACCTAGTAGTTGCTTATAGTTAACATAAAATATCTCTTGTGGTGTTGGAAGTGTAGCACCAGATGTAAACGGAAGAACACATTGATTATAATCAAACGGTTGTTCAATCTGTATATTAAGTGTCCATCCAGCTACAATATCTTCAAATCTTTCTAAGAATGGTGTAACATTTGGCCCCCATAATGGTGTGTAATCCACAGAAAATCCACCATATTGTTGGGCATATGATTGATATAGGACAGTAAAAAAGTCTTTCGCTATCTCTAACGTATCACTCATTATATCCTCAAGATTATCCGTCTTTTCATTAACTCTGTCCATTATAATAACGGAAAAGTTATACAATAGTCTGTTCTGTGCTAAATTCACAGTGCTTGGGACTACATATGCTTTTGGATATACAGGGCTTAATTTGGTCTCAACATCTGCAGTTATTTGTGTAATATCACCAAAACCAAATGAATTTATTTGGGGATGGTAGTATGATATACCGCTAAGATCTTGAATTATTGTTTTATAATTAACTAGCATCTATAATATAAATATAAAAAATCCATTATTTATTCTGTCTTTGAGCTTCTTTTTGTAAACGATTTTGCTCTTTGTCATAGTCAATCAGAAAGGCTGTTTGATTTAAAACCTCCATTACTGTTTTGTTGTAGACATATTCGTGTTTTGTAAAATCGTTTCCAGCAATTTTGTTGACGATAACGTACCATCCGTAGATTTTTTGGAACGTCTTATTGCTGCCCATATCCATTTTCTCAGATTCCAAACCATTTTGATCTTCATCCATATCGATAGATTCTGCATCGAAGATAGATGGGAATAACTTAAATATCTGCTTACGAACTTGATAAAAAAAAACTGTGCGCCTAAAACGTACTTGATGTCTAGCTTCTTTTTAAATAGTTCTGCTCGTATCTTCATTGTATCTACATTATACTTTTCAATTGTATAATCGTGTTCAGATCGTTCTTCTAGAATTGGTCTGTACATAATTGCAGCTAATATGTGCATTAGATCCAATAACTCTTCTGGTTTCTTCGTTGATATTGTATCTAGGTCAACAAATTCTGCGAATGTTAAATCTCTCCAGTTAGGAAAGAACCCATACTGCACACCATCTAATTCAAATCTATCTTTAAATTCTGGTTTTTCTAATGGTAATGATCCCATAATTTCTGCAGCCAATAGATAGACCTCTTCATAATCTGTGTCTAATAAATCTTGTAAGGGTGCATCACAAACAATACTTACAACCTTTGCTGCAAAGTATTCATCTTTAAATAAGTCTTTTACCTTATATATTTTAACATAGTTTTCTATGTTTATAAATTCCGGTACTTTGTATTCAATATCTTCAATCTTAAATTTAAGCATATATATGTATATATTGTTTTATAATGTGGCCAAAGCATAACGTCCTGTAGCTTTTGTGCTCTTTATTTCTGGTAACATACGCATCATAAATGCGTCAGATAAGTCAGGTGACTTACCTAATATCTTTTTCATATCTTCTTTTGACTGTACACCAACCTTATTATCTTTATCCACATCCTTTAATTTAATGGCTAATAGTTCCTGAGTCAACTCATCAATGCTAGATGGGTCTAAAATATTAATTGATATTTTTCCTTCTTTAAATAACTCAGATAGTTTTACATAACATTGTGATTTAAGGTTTGTAAAATTCTGGTTATGTAACGCTTTTGCATTGTTAACAAAATTGGTTGCTCTAAGAATATCAGCCGTACCTCCGCCGACACCATCAGAATCCACAATGATGTTTGATGGATGCACCCCGTATTTCGCTATTAGCTCTTGAATTTCGGACGATAATTCAACGGTTGATAGTTTGGTATAGATCTTCATATCTATCGCCACCAGACCGCTCCAAACGATCGCTACGGACCTATCTGATCCAAACCTAGCTACGTCTAATGAGATATACTTCTTATCTTGTGGTTGAGGTGTAAATTTAAACACTGATTCTGTAATTGAATCAAATTCAAATAAACTATCTAAATCTGTCTCATAATTCCAATCACCTTCTAGCAGACGTTTACGTTGAGCTGGTGGTAATTCTTTTAGCATCTGTATATATGATGCTGGTAAGTGTGGATTGTCAAGTGGTAGTGCTGGTATAAATGCTTTGTTTTCATCCAATGTTTCTTGTACATAAGGTATAAAGAATAGTTTCTTTAACCAAGTTTGTCCAGGGTTGGATGTTAATAACATCTTAGGAATTAGATTATATTGTGTTAATTTATAACGAATCCTAGATTTTAAGATATTATAAGCTAGTTGAGGTACTTGTGTGGCCTCATCAATATATACGGCAGTTACTTCAATACCACCAAGGCTATCGTAATTTGGATCGCTAGGATTAAATGCTAAATCTTTTAGTATTATCTCTGACTTATTATAGAAAGTAATAATATTAGATTGACCATTGTATGTATAATGCTCACCAGATTTTAATCCCATTCTTTGTAATACTTCAAATAAAGTATTGAGTGTGGTCATCTTAAGTTGTTGCAATACCGTTCTTCCAATCAATGTTCTGATACCAGGATATTGAATGCAGATGGTTGCAATCCATAATGTACCGATAAATGACTTACCGCCACCGGCTGATCCACCAAAACATATCTCAGTTGTGCTATTGTCCATCAATAGTTTCCAAGCTTGAGATTGCTTCTTAGTTAAATTAATATCTATATCCATAGTCAAAAACGAAACGTTGCACAGTCAATGCGCAAAAAAATTATTCTGTTATGTTAATGTTAATCGCGATCGGTTGACCATTACTGGTTACATCCACCTTTTTAACCTCCAGTTGATGTATCTTAGCAATATCAGCCAGAGTTTCGCGCTCAACTC